ACCAAACAATTCTATGTTAGTACAATCGCAGGCAGCACCATTCAAACCACTGAATTATATGTCAGTACAATTACAGGTAGTACCATTCAAACCGATATATTGGGCGTCTCTTCTTTAACAGGTAGCACCATTCAAACGAATACTCTATCGATGAGCTCTATCACAGGTAGTACCGTTCAAACAACCTTGTTATCAGTAAGTTCGCTATCAGGAAGTACTATTCAAACACCCATCTTATTGATGAGCTCTCTCACTGGCAGTACCATTCAGACGAATCAACTCAATGTATTGAGCACCCTAACTGGCAGTACCATTCAGACAGGTCAACTCAATATGAGTTCGATTGTAGGAAGTACCATCCAAACATCACAATTAAATATGAGTTCTTTAATGGGTAGCACGATTCACACTAATACTTTGACAATGAGTACTATTACAGGAAGTACTATTCAGACAAGTTTATTAGAATACAGTACCTTGACAGGTAGTACAATTCAGACGACCACAATGGATGTGAGTTCTCTAACAGGCAGCACTACTCAGACAAATATGCTAACTGTATCAAGTACACTGGTAGGTAGCACGATTCAGACAAATACACTAAACATGAATGTTCTAACAGGTAGCACGATTCAGACAAATGTGTTAAATGTAAGTTCTCTTACAGGAAGTACCATTCAAACACAGCTACTATCGGTATCTTCCTTAACGGGTAGCACTATGCAAGTAACACAGCTGAATACAAGTACTATTGCAGGAAGTACTATTCAGACAACCATACTATCAGCCTCCTCTTTAACAGGTAGTACAATTCAAACACCTACTCTAATAGTCTCTTCTTTAACGGGTAGTACGATTCAAACATCTACACTATCAGTGAGTTCGTTAACAGGTAGCACGATTCAGACTACTCAATTGAATATGAGTACTATTACAGGAAGTACTATTCAAACTAATCTGTTATCGGTTGCTTTTCTAACAGGAAGTACTATCCAAACAGGTCAATTGAATATGAGTACAATCGCAGGTAGCACCATCCAGGTAGCACAACTTGGCATAAGCACTCTATCAGGAAGCACCATTCAGATAATACAGCTCAATGTAAGTACTATCATAGGAAGCACCATTCAGACGGATGCAATAACGGTGAGAAGTACATTAACAGGTAGTACTATTCAAACGACGCAATTGATTGTAAGCACCCTAACAGGTAGCACCATTCAAACAGGTCTATTACAATATAGTACATTAACTGGTAGTACTATCCAAGTAGCACAGCTTAGCGTAAGCACACTATCAGGAAGCACCATTCAAACACCACAGTTGAATGTGAGTACGCTATCAGGAAGCACCATTCAAACACCCGCACTATTGGTATCTTCTTTAACGGGTAGCACGATTCAAACAACTCAGCTTATTGTAAGTTCATTAATATTAACGGGTAGTACAATTCAGACTACTCAATTGAATGTAAGCACATTAACGGGTAGTACCGTTCAAACAAGCCATCTCAATATGAGTACATTGTTAGGTAGTACGATTCAAGCGAATACGTTATATTCCAGCACGATAACAGGTACAACGATTCAAACCTATAACTTAAATTATAGTACACTAACGGGCAGTACGATTCAAACCACTATTGTCAATACGAGTACTCTGACAGGTAGCACCATTCAAACAAACCACTTACTTGTAAGCACATTGGTAGGCAGCACCCTAACAGGAAGCACGATTCAAACAAATGCATTACGCGTACTAAGTACATTAACAGGAAGCACGATTCAAGCAAGTTTATTAACAGGAAGCACGATTCAAACGAATACCTTGAATGTAAGCTCTTTTAGTGCTAGTTCGATTGTAGGAAGTCAGTTGGATGTAAATAAGATTTTGACAACGGATGGAAGCAAGATGCTTGTTACTTCGGCAACGAATGCATCACAACTTCAATATATTGCGAATTTAGTATCTCAGGCAGGAGGAACAGGACAGTCAAATATATGGGCGTCGACTCAAACATTTTCTGCACCTCCTACATTTAATGTGTTATCAACTATCACTGCACCTGCATTTGCATTAGGTGTAGATGAATCAAATCAGCTGGTTCAGTATAGTTCAGGTGATTCTGTACTGAATTTATTGAATCTTGATAATGTATGGAGTGGAAGTGCTACAAATAATATTAATTATGTGTTTAAAACAATTCGAACTAACTTATCGTATACAGCGGCATCTTTTACAACTGCATCAATTGTAGGAGGTAGTTATACTACACCTGGTACTATTTCTGGACCAGTCTCTTCTGCCTATACGATTCAGAACTCAGGCCAATCAAGAGCCGTCATGAGAGTAAATGGATTTGCTCCTGCCAATTCAACCACTCCTTATTCATTTAGTATTACTATAAGATGTACTATTGCGGCGACACTTTCTGTGGAGCAAAATGGTATAATGCGTTCTTATTCAACATATAATATAACGACTGGATATACAACTATTAATGGAGCATTTACTGCGGATGGTTCAGCAAATTCGGTTGTATTTATTATTAACACGGGTAGCACAGCTGCATGGTCTGCTTTATGGACCGCATTTCAGTTGTTTTCCAGATCTGGATCAACAAATGGTGATATAACTATGCATAATAATGTGGGTATTGGTGTAGCAAGTTCGCAAGCACAATTACAAGTCTTTAATGGAAGTACCAGTTATACCGCATCACCAACAGTATCTATTTCAGATGGTGTCGCGGATAATGGAGGAATATATGGTATGATAAATCTAACACGTCCTGGTGCAGTTGCAGATGGAAAGTCACATCTTGCATTTATTCGTAATGGTCATACTGTATTTGGTATGGGATATGAAGCAAATTCTAATACATTTTCATTATGTCCCTCTTTTACCGATACAGCATTTGCTACAAAAAGAGGAATCAATATAACCTCGAGTGGAAATGTTGGCATTGGAGTGTCTCCATCTTATATGTTACATGTAGAAGGAACGGCGACGTCAGTCGTATCCTATACTAGAAATCTTCAATCATCTGGCTTTGTAGCATCCTATTGGGGAACAGATCAAACAAATGTTGGTGTTATTTTTAAGAATGGTACAACTCGTTCCGATGATGGTGGTGTAAATACGATGACAATTCGAAATGATGGTGGAGATTTAAGACTTCAAAATAATAGTACCGCATCAGCAACACTATCAGGTGGTCTTACAACAATTACAGGCGATATTAGAAAATCAGGTTCAACAGCTGGAAATTATAGCACTTGGACTGGTGGAAATAGTACAAATTCCCCTTTTCATGAATATTTTGTAAATGGGCTTCGTCGTATGTATGTTGGTTTTGCAAATACAAATGATACTTATATTATAGCTGAGGAGAGCGCACGACTTAATTTAGGTACACAAGGAACAACAAGATTAACAATTAATACAACAGGTGATGTAAATATTACTAATGCTCTGACACTTCCTAATCAACCTTTTTGTATTATTGGAGGTGTGGCTGGTACAAGTGTTGCATATTCAGTATTTATGCTTATTGGATCGGAAAATAGGCTTTTTGCTTATACATCGGCTGGACTTAATAATGATACTTTAAGTGGGTGGTCGTCGCAGGCCGGCCACTTCTGGTTCACAAGGACAGGACGATGGCAGGTAAATTGGCAATTTTACTGGAATAGTTTTACAGCAGGGTCTCGTGTTGTTATTAGTATACGTAAACCGTTTGGATCTCCTCCTGAACAAAGATATTGTGCGGTGAATGCTTCTGGATTTAGTGGTGATACCATGCAATCTTATAGTTCTATCTTCTATGTAAATTCAGGTGATTATATGGAGACTACGTTTGAAAATGGCAGTGGAACATTGTTTTTTGGTGGTATTAAGCACACTCATTTAACAGTTCAATTTCTCGGATAGAGTAGAATGGATATAGTAGAACAGGTATCTACACTGTATATGTATGTTCCGACAGAGCCTGTTATTGATTCACCTCATGTAGAATGTGTTGATACGAAGCAGCAGGAAATAGACGAATTGTGTAAGAAATACAATGCATTAGAGAAACAATTATCTGAATATAAAATAATTGTTGAAGAGCGATTTAGAAATATTGAATTAATATTGGAATCTCTTAAGAAATAAATTAATTTTAATACCCTTATAGTGCAATATTAATAAAAAGCGTATAAATATATAATCAAAAATCATGATAGAACATAGATAGTATGTATTCCGCTGCATATCAGGCAGTCATTCCGAAGACAGTGTATGCTCCAAAAATAGATAAAAAGACGATTTACCAGGAAATAGAGGAATTGCGTGAGACAGTCCAACAGCAAATGGATATCATACAACAATTAGTAGCGGAAATGAAAGAATTAAAGAATAAAATAAATATATAAGCTAATTACATTGAAAATCAATATATTATAAAAATATGATAGAGTATGTATCATATTTTTATAGAAATAGTATACTATCTAAAAGAAATCGTGCGAATACAAATCAATACGTAAATATCCGGACCAATCAACAGGATGCCAGCAGGTGGAGGATTATTACAACTTGTTGCGACGGGAAAGCAAGATTTATTTTTAACAGGAAATCCTCAAATTAGCTTTTTTAAGATGGTATATCGTCGTCATACTCAATTTGCAGTGGAATCGCAGCCTATGTATTTTGACGGAACACCCAATTTTGGTCAACGTCTGACATGTCTCATTCCGAGACGTGGCGACCTGTTGGGAAGAGTGTATTTGGATGTTACTTTGCCTCAAATAAGAGATACATCTGGAAATGTATTGTCCTATACCAATTCGATAGGTCATGCCATGATTCAGGAGATTACATTTGAGGTGGGAGAACAGGAGATTGATAAACAGACCGGTGAATGGATGGAAGTATGGACGCAATTGACAACTCCTGCAGGACAACGAGATGCATTGAACGAAATGATTGGACGAATTGAACCGTTTAATCCTCCTAATATTATTCCAGGAGCACAGTCGGAAGGAATACGACTATTGATTCCGCTCCAATTCTATTTTTGTAATAATCCTGGTTTGTATATTCCTCTTATTGCTTTACAATATAGCCCCATTCGTATTAATATTACATTGAGACCGCTTCAGCAATTGTTTTGGATACCTCCTCCGAACGATCAATCAAACTGGATGCCAGCTTGTTCTACAAGGGTTGATTGCACTTCACAGATTGTGAACATGATGTTGTGGGGCGACTATGTCTTCTTGGACGTGGAAGAGCGTCGTCTCTTTGTAAGTGCCTCTCATGAATATATTATCGAACAAGTGCAATATACACCACCCTATTCATTAACCGCTCAGCAAAATACGGCGACAATTTCTGTCGAATTTAATCACCCCATGAAGGAATTTATTTTTATGGCACAACGTGATGCGATGATGAATCGCAATGAATGGTTTAATTATAGTAATTTGGCGATTGATGAGCCAACACCTGCATTGGTGGTACCGTATCTAAATTCCAATGCACCAGCGGGTCGTATGGATTTAATCTCTACTGCAAAACTACAATTGGATGGATATGATCGATTTATGGCGAGGAGTGCACAATATTTTCGCTTAGAACAGCCCTACGATCATCACACGACCACTCCGGTCAACTCGTTTATTTATAATTATTCGTTTGCTCTACGCCCTGAGGACGTCCAACCTACAGGAACAATGAATGCCAGTCGACTTGACAGTATTGTATGGCAGATTCAAATGAATCCAGTGCTAAGTAATCCACTTATGCCAGCGTATGAACAGCGAGGAAATTGTCGTATTGTTGTGTACGGGCACAATTATAATGTATTTCGTGTAATTAATGGTTTTGGTGGACTATTATTTACTGTATAAAAAGCGAGTGTCATCGAAGGCCAAAAAAGTCAATGTAGACAGTAATGGGAACGACTGTCTCCAATCTTAAATTTTGGTTAGAGAAACTCGAACTATTTGGCAATAAAGAAGAGGAAAAAGGTGACAGTATTTATTTATCCTATAAGGTATTCTTGGGATTAACCATTTTAGGTGGATTTTTTGCACTCGACCATTTATATTTACGGTCTCCTCTCACTTTTCTAGCAAAACTGGCAATAAACATTTTATTTTTTGGAGTATGGTACATTTATGATATGTCTCATGCACTATTTAATAGCGATGTCGTCAAATTATATGGATTAGGTGTTCCCATTCTCGGACCAAAGGGAATTGCAGCGGGTGTCTTATCAAAAGAAGAGCCAAGTAAATTACATTGGAATTTCTTTGTGTATGCATTGTGTCTGATGATGGGTGGAGCTTTTGGATTAGATTCCTTTCTTGTGGGAGATAACCAAACAGGTGCAATTCGTGTTATCTTGTTGATTAGTATGATTGGTATGCCAATTGCAATTGGATGGTGGATATATCATTTATTTTTATTTTTTACAGATACAGAAAGTGTTATCAATAACAATGGCGACTTTTTTGGAAAGGAAGGAGGAAGTTTCAAGTCTCGTCTTTTTGCATTAATTCCCAAATTTGTACTGAACATCATTGAGATGTTTATTAGCCCATTAACAGGGTTAGTACAGGCTGCAACGGCTCCTGTTACAGCAGCCGTTGTAACAGTTGGTAAAACGGCAGATGCGGCAAAGGCTGCGGCACAAGAAATACCTGCGTTAGCCGATAATATTAAGGGAATTGTAACGGCAGCAAGTTCAATTGGCAGTATTACACCCTTAACAGCAACTGCAACACAGGGTGCTTTACAGGCATCTTCTAATATGCAGCGAGCACAATCAGGTGGCGAAGCACAATTTGGAAGCGAAGCACAATTTGGAAGCGAAGCACAATTTGGAAGCAACTTAAACGCGTTGCCTTATACATTATTAGGAACAGTTGCCATTATTTCGGTAGCTGGGTTATTATTAACGTATTTTCGATCCAAACGCAATGTCCCAGAAGAAGATGATGCCCCTCCCGAGCCAGGAGTTTTTCGAAAGCCTCATCAAGAAAAATCCAGAAGTACCGCATGAGCCGATCGTGATTGTGAAATTTTCGGCTAGTTGGTGCGGCCCTTGTAAGCGAATTGATATGAATTTTCTACTTAGTCTAAGTGATAAAATTACATGGTACGAATGCGACTTGGATGAAAATGATTATACGCCAGGTTATTGTGGAGTCAAGTCGATTCCAGCCTTTCTAGCGATTGTTAATGGCAAATGTCAGCCTATTCTACAGAGTTCTGATACGATGAAGGTTGCTGAATGGATGAAGAGTGGTTTTAAACAGTAAATTACATGAAATGCCATATAAGATAATAAATAATTATCTTATATGATATATACGTTATAAAACGTTTTATAACGTTATACAACTATTTGAAGAAATAACAGATATAATGACCGAGTTGTTTGTATTGAGTACAATAATGAGGAAGGTAGTGGGCCAGTTTCGAGGTAGAAGAAAAGAGGAAGGAGGAAGGAACGGGCTTTCTCTTATTTTTTCGGAGTTCAGAAAGAAAGAAATCTGCAAATGCACCTGCATTGGATTGTCGTTCAGGATGCCACATGACTCCATAAATTGGATAGTATGGGCTTTCTATGGCTGCAACATATTCTTGCCCTTTGCTATCCATACTGGTTGCTAAAATATTATAAAATTGTGACAGATAGGGTTTCTTCATAAAATCGTCCAATGAAATAGCATAATCATGATGCTGTAGAGTGGACGGTTCTTTCTCTAAAAATCGAAGATATCGTGGCGAAAAGGAACGAAACATTCGCGATGCTCGTCCTTTTTCTGTCAGTGTAATGGGATAGAGTCCATCCGCTGGATAGCGTTTTAACTTAGTAAATCCTCCAATGACAAATAGCAACGTTTCAAATCCAAAACATGTCCCCCATATTGGAAAATAGACACGAGGCTGCAAAGAAAGTTCAATAAATCGTGTAACAGAATTCATAAATGATGGATTGTTAACAATAAATCCTGTTTCTCCTCCAGGAATGAGAAGCCCATGCACCATATTAAAATACATCTCATGTTCGGTTGTATCATAGGGAATAAGCACAACTTGTATACCACGCTGAATAAACCAATCGACATATGTTTTCATAACATGGGACGAACCATGCTTAACTTTTTTCTGATGGGGAATGGTAATAATACCCACACAAATTGGCCTTTGTTTTACCTTTTTTGTTCGCCGTATTGTACTCATATACTATTATATAAAATGTATTAATTTGCAAATAGTAGTCTTCCGCGACCTTCTTTCACTTCATATACATTCCATCCTTCGGTAAAGACGCGGCATTCTGATTTGCGTTGAGCCAACATTAGATTCATATTCACATTTGCTAATTCGACATAAAAGGTAGGTCTATCTGCTGTTGTAAAATTAATGGTTCCTTCTGGGACACGAGCAGTAGGATAAATCGTGCCATATGTATCGCCGCGGGACCATTTCATGGAACCGATTTCTTTTCCACATGCTTTCTCATCTTTTGCAAGCTGAACGATTTGTTGCCATAAAAAGGGTTCATGCAATGCTTCACGGTCTCTTCCAGCAATAATCAGTTTAATACGATAATAAAAAGAACCATATGGTATTGTATAAGGTTGAGTATCAGTAGGAGGATGAGTATCAAAGTAATTGTTGCTAAAATTGTCTAATTGGTTATTATCAAGTGAATTTTGAGTACGAAAGAACCAAAACATACGTTCAGTGGGATGCCGCCCATCAAGGCGTCGTGTGACTGCAGCAGTACCGCCTTTATCCAACGGAATATAATCCAATTCTCCAAATGTAAAATTATTTTCAAACTGTCGGCGAAAAGGAATTTGAATGGCAGTAGATCGAAGTGCTTCTTGGACGGCTGGGGGTACATAACGCTGAATAGTGGATAATAAAATAGTGGGCTGTCCTATTTGATTACGTGAAAGAGGTGCAAAAGAATAAGTAGAACTATCTGGAAAAGAATAGGTAAATGAAGGAACATTCCATGGGGCAGGTTTAAAAATAGTAGAATCGCTACATACTACCAAATCTTCGAGATTACGAAGAGTACATTTAATACGAAATCGTTGCCATGCCATAGCGACCAATGGAAATCCGCCATCATCAGGGCATTGCATACCAGGTAAAGGAAGACAAATACGAAGATGACCTGGTGTTGCACGAAGTTGTATACCACGTGTAGTAGGTACATTCGTTTCAAGATTGACAGTATCTTGTAGGCCGCCGACAGTTTGTGCGAGAAAGCTTGAATTCCACGAACCTTCTGTCATTTGTTTTGCCAAGAGACCATCGCCGCTCCATTCTTGTATTAAAAACTGATCCTGATAGAATTGAATACGTTCAAATAGAAAATAGCCAACATGATTCACATATCCATAAGATAGACCAGCAATATCATTTGTAGTAATAGGATAGAGACCATTTACTGTAGATGGACTACATGATTGACCGTTTGGAAGAAGAGGGAGAGAAGGAAACCATGTTGGCAAATCAATTTCAAGAGCACATTCCGTTAATATATCGCCATAAGGGTCAATCTCTACTTCAAAGGTTTGTCCGAAAAATGTTCCATTGATAGGGACTTCGGTTCTGCGTTCCGCTAAATGATGAACGGAGGATTGATATCGAGCATCATAAGGAAAGGCACTTTCTTTTGCATCTTTTACAAAATAGGTATCTTTGACTCCACGAGCAACCAATTCAAAGAGAGCACCTTGTCCGCTGGATTGATTAATGGTTGTCATTCTATCTTATAGAAATGATTCTAATGATATTTTATACTCTTATTTTTAGTATAAAATAGTATAAAATAGTAAGGAAAGGACTCTAATATAATAGATACCGTACGATAGATGTAACAATACCTGATAGTAATGAAATGCCTAATGCCATAGGTAGATTAAAACGATAAATAAGAATAATAAACACAATAATGGATGATAATAAAGCCAATAGAATAGCAGATAAACCCTCACCAATTGTTGTTTGTGTAATTATCTTTCTCTTATTCATTTTAGCAAGAATGAGACGAGAGAGCCATGCTGTAATAAAGGAAGCAGCTACCATAACAGTAAGAATACTCGACCAATCTAACTGGTAGACAATTGCGGCAATGTATACCGCTGCTACATTACATGCTGATATAATTGAAATTTCAAGAAGAATCGCAGTGCTATCTAACATGATATATATTAGTATTAGAAAATTTGATATACGACAAAGTTTAAGATAAAGTTATCCACAATGGCAAATCTTGTTATTGTAGAGTCGCCTGCAAAATGTCAGAAAATCCAAGGATTTCTGGGTGCGGGATGGCGTGTCGTAGCAAGTATGGGACATATTCGATCTTTAAAGCAGGAATTAGCTGCTATTGGTATAGACAACCATTTTGAACCTGTATATGAATCAATAAAGACAAAATCAAAGGCAATCGCCCAAATCAAAGAGGCGGCAAAGGGTGCCACTCATATTTACTTAGCAGCGGATGATGATCGAGAGGGAGAAAGTATTGCATATGCTGTTTGTTTATTACTCAAGCTTAATCCAAAGACAGCACTTCGGGCGGTCTTTCATGAAATTACAGAGAAAGCAGTGAAGAAAGCCATTGCAGAGCCGAGGCGACTTGATATGAATCGTGTTTACGCTCAACAATCACGTGCCATGTTGGATATGATGTTAGGATTTACACTAAGTCCTCTCTTATGGCGATATATTGCCCCTGCACTATCTGCAGGGCGGTGTCAAACTCCAGCATTGCGATTGGTGGCAGAACGAGAAGAACAAATTCGCACGTTTACTGCTACCTCCAGTTGGCATTTACGCGGGACATGGTCTACGCAAGGTGTGATAAATGGATTTACCTTTGATGCTGACATGGAGGATGACCTGGAAGATGATGAATCTGCTATCAATTACATGGATTCTATCCATCAAACACCAAATGGAACAATTCTATCCAATCAGATGAAGCCGTGGACGGAATCTGCACCCTTGCCTCTTATTACAAGTACACTTCAACAACAAGCCTCTGCAATGTTTTCTATGAATCCTAAGCAAACAATGTCAGTGGCACAGAAATTATATGAAGGGGGTCATATTACATATATGAGAACAGACCATGCAGTCTTGTCAGAAGAGGCAAAGAATGATGCGATTATGTGGGTAAAAGAAAATTATGGAGAGGCATTCATTCAATCAGAAATTGAGGTAAAAAGAAAGCCAAAAGTTGCAAAAGTAGAAAAGGTAGAAAAAATAGAAGAAGCACATGAAGCCATTAGACCTACTCATATGGAGGTAGTTGAATTGACAGATAATTGGACGGCATATGACAAAAAAGTGTATCATTTGATTTGGCAGCGGGCGATTCAATCGGTTATGTCATCCGTGCAAGGAGAAACAACTCGCATCCAACTTCAAATTGAGGGTGATACTGATTTTACATGGGCGGCCCAATGGAAACGAATTGTATTTGAGGGGTGGCGGCGTGCAGGAAAAGTAGTAGATTTGGAGGAAGAAGACGCTGAATCGCTAACAAAAGACGCTGAATCGCTAACGAAAGACGCTGAATCGCTAACAAAAGACGCTATATGGGAGAAAGCAGTTGCTCTACAAAGGGGCGACCGTGTATCATGGCAAACAATGAATGCATTGCCAAAAGAAACCAAAGCACAAGGACGTTATACCGAGGCAACACTTATTCGTGAACTGGAGAGACATGGAATTGGCCGCCCTTCTACATTTGCCTCACTACTCTCTGCGATTCAAGATAGACAATATGTAGAGAGTACAACCATTCCAGCAAGAGAAATAAGCATTGTTGAATATAGTTTGGTACCGAAACAATGGCCTGCCACAAAGAAGGTACTCAAAAAGAAGGTGGCAGCAGAGAAGAATAAATTAGTTCCAACAGCATTAGGACAATCGGTATTAACATTCTTACTACAGCATTTTACAGATTTATTTGAATATGATATGACATCGCATATGGAGAAACGTTTAGATCGTATAGGAGAGGGAGTGGAATTATGGAAGGATGTATTACATGATACATGGAATTCATATAAAGAGCGTTATGAGACATTAACATCTGGTGCAGCTCAAAAGAGTGAAGAACGACCAAATGCAAAAGTGCGTTCTTTTGCAAATGGGCTCAAGGCAGTCCAATCGAAGAAGGGGCCGCTTCTCCTGATAGAAAATGGAAAGGATACAGAATTTATCGGTTGGCCTGCAGGTATATCATTTGAAGAAATAACAGAAGAGCGGGCACGGCAATTTCAAGAAGAGGAGAAAGAGAAGAAGAAAGGAAATGAAATAGGGAAATGGAGGGATGAAATCATTGTTAAAAAATCAGGAAAATTTGGTGCGTATCTTCAATGTGGGGCAATTTCTATCCCATTTGAAGAGGAACCATTAGAGAAAACAATTGAACGTTTGGAGGCGAAAAAGAATGGGGAAAATGGAATTGTCAAATCATTTAAACAATATGTGATTCGCACAGGTCCATATGGACCATATATCATGAAAACATCATTAAAAAAGGCCCAATTTGTATCATTGCCAAAGGGAATTGATGTATCTGCATTATCTGAAAAAGAGGTAGAGGGATTATATCAGTTGGGATTAAATGCAAAAAAGAAATGGAAGAAAGTACAAGATGCAACAAATGGGCTAAATAAAAATGGTTCTGTAGTAGATAGATGACTGAAGAAGGAGTCCATGTGATAAATGGTTCGGATCAAGGGCCTAATCGGTCTCGTTCTCCTTCGCCAACACGTGGAAAGGAGGATGGAAAACCTCGACGATTTTTAAATGGATGGACGAAAGAACAAGAACGATTAATGGCAGAATGGAGTGATATTGCTCTATGTTATCGTTGGCTTCATGATCGTTCAGAAAAGCATTTTCATACAAAAACAATTTGGATCAATTTGCCAGTTATTATGTTATCAACATTGGGAGGAACAGCTAATTTTGGAATTCAATCTATTTTTAGTACGGATTCGTCAAAACAGGTAGCAAGTTTTGCAATTGGTGGTATTTCATTAATTGCTGGATTATTAACAACAATTGGGAACTATTTACGGTATGCACAGTTGGAGGAGTCGAATCGTGTTGCATCGATTGCATGGGGTAAATTTCAGCGATTAATTGCTGTAGAGATTGCATTACATCCAAACGAGCGAATCGATTCGCTTGATTTTTTAAAGATTTGTCGTGCCGATTTAGATCGTTTGATTGAGCAATCGCCACCCATTCCAGAAGAGGCTATTTTATTATTTGAACAACAATTTGGACATATTAAGGAACTCAAGAAGCCTGATATTTGTGGAGCACTGGAGCATACTCATATTTTTGAAAGTTCTGAAGAGCGTTTGAAACAAGTTGCAGTAGATGCCGCGTTATTATTAAGACATAAGAAGAATACGTTAAATGAATTATTGTCTCCACAGATTAAGGAACGTATTAAGGACCAGGTAGAATCTCGCCTACAAGAAGCATTACTGGAACAAAAGAAGAAAATTTTGGAAGAGCTAGAGGAGGAGCGAGCAACCGTACAAAAATCGAAGGAAGATTTTGATAAAATAATGGAAAGTCGTCAGAAAAAAATCCAAGATGAAATTGAAATGGAAAAGAATAAATTAACGAAGGGAGTAGACAAAGTAGAAAGGACGATTAAAAAATTACCATTTGAAAATCGTCTCTATTTTTCACGAAGTCATTCAATCTCAGAGCCAAAAATAAAAGAGACGGCACCAAAAGTATCACCATTACTAAAAGCAGAAATTATACCAGAAACCGCACCAACATTTGAATTAAATACAGCAGAAAATACAATCGTAATTCCACAAAATAATCCTGTCTTTGAAGATGTAGAAATTCAAATTGATACAGATGATGTAAACGTCCATCATAAAAATTGAAAGCCAATAAAGATATAAAATAAGATGCCTATTCTATCACTATGCGTGTCTCAAAGGAGACTGTGATTCAATTGCTTCAGCAAGCTATCCATATTGAGGCGTCATGGGATAAGACAACTATTAGAAGTATCCATTTTGCGATGCTAATGAAACGTGGGAAAGTATTGGATGCAGCGTGCAATGCGATTGGTTCGCGGACGAGAGGCTGTGGATATACGAATCGCACCATTCATGCAGAGCGGGCAGTTCTTAAAAAATTGGGGGACCATACCAAATTGGATGGTGCCATTATGGTCGTTGTTAGGATTTCAAGAGGAACAAAAGAGCTTATGAATTCAGAACCGTGCGAAACGTGTCGACCGCACTTAGAAAAATGTATGAAAGAGCATGGCCTGAAGTGCGTCTATTATTCTTGATATACAGCCTTTCTTCCACGCTGCAAAATGAAATATTATTTATTTTTATTGATGCGTTTAAAAATGTTTTAAAAGTTCTACGGAGTAAGTGGAGGGAAACCTCTCTACAGGTTGAGTGGCGCAATAGGTAGCGCGTGTGACTGTTAATCACAAGGTCAGTGGTTCGATCCCACTCTCGACCGTTATGTTTCTTAGAATAATAATATTTATTGTAAGAAACAATTATTGAAAGATGGCTGCCATTTTCTCTTGTTCGATTGCTGTATAATCCGATAACCATGATTTAGAATTTATATACCGCTCATCACCATTTTCATAATATAAAGACATCTTTGTGTTTAAAGAGAAGAAAACGAAACAACATATTGTTTAGATGGAGAAAATATGTGCGATTTGTGCGAAAGACCCCACGGCACACTCCTTTAAAAAAATAGCCGACAAAAATGGTATAGTTACATTCTATACAAAACCATCTACAGCAACACAGTACACAGATGCTGAAAATACATTAAAGCATATTGATAATTATCTACAGTCAATCGGTCAGAAAAAATGGACGTGGTTATTTGATAGTGATGGATTTGATGCGAAGCATGCAATGGAATTAGGAATGGCACGCAGTATTTTGGATTTGATTCAGAACAAATATAATAATCAATTACACCAAATCATATTTATCAATAACAGTTGGCATATTAAGGCGGTTATTAAGGCAGGCTCTATTGCATTGAATGATAGCATGCAGTCAAAAATTAAAATGTTAGACGACCGTGTTTATAGTGTTCTTGAATTTCTGTGATTCAATAAATACATTTACCATATTGCATGCACAATGTTTTATATAATCAGATGCAAGTGAGCCAAATACATAAGAATACTTTCCAGCAGCTAATACAATGACATAGCCACCTCTTGCAACTTGAAAGGGTCTTGATAGTGTATTTAAAAAGTTGTAAGGTCCTCTTGTTGATTGTGGATTGTACCATTCTGGTAGAAGATAATCACTGAGATAAACGGTCACACCGCCCACCGTAACAGGGACAATATTACCCTGGACGGGGTCCACTACTTCAGCAGGGACTAAACTTTGATTGGGACGCTGCCACCATATATTTAACATGGGATTAATAATCATTTCATAGATTTCATGGCAAAATGCTTGTGCAACTGTTGGAACAGATGTGGTTGCACCTTTTAGGATTGCACCTTTAAATGTTAAAATAGTTTTGACAAACACTTTAGAAATAGCTATATTATTAGACGCAGTATGGTATGCAGCTGCCCCAGGTTCATCCGTAGTATCAAGAAATATGCAATACATGCCTGTTGAACCAGGTCTTATATTTTTGGGTGCTGCAGCACATCTATATAATGGAGTACGCCATGTTGTACAAAATCTTGGTAATACTGTATTAATCGCATTAATCATAATAAACATATCACTATCTTTTAATAGTGTACTCGAATTGAAGCAGGAAATTGTTGTCATTCTATTAATCATTATTAAAATAATGCTCTTCTTACTTTTGGTTTTTTTGGTTTTTTTGTATTATTGTTATTATTATTATTATTGTTATTGTTATTATTGTTATTATTGTTATTGTTATTATTGTTATTGTTATTATTGTTATTGTTATTATTTTTTCTACTCATACTAAATCGAGAGGATGGATTTACTTTAGTGGGTGCATTAGATGCTTTTGTATGCATAGTGGTACGCAACAGTTGTAGTTTAGGAAAAGCATGACGACATACTCCAACTTCGGAATGAAATGGTGTAATTTCATAACTGGGTATAATTGCAGTTTGTCTTTCCATATAATAACCGTCTATTTTGCCTGCATAAATAGGGTGTAAACGTCCAATGGCATCAAGCACTGCACGGTCCTGTAAGACGGTTTCATCATTTGATTTCCTATATACAATATCATTTATAATAGGAAATGCGATATCTAATGCGTTAACATCATCCTCTGAAAATAAGGTAGCCAAGTATTGTCGTGTAGGTAAATCCATAATATCCAGTAGAAGAAGTTCATCTGCTTTCCATTCTTTGGTATAGGTTGTACCTTTTTGTCGATAGGGACTTACTTCAGCATCAGACATGGTAAAAAACTGATGTTGTTGTTGTACGAGTGGATTATTTTTTCGCTTAAGTGTTCGATAATGTTTATTGGCAGTACGTGCAACACGATTGCGATTCATTCGCTTTAGCCCGCGAAGCGGGCTATTTTGATTGAGATCTCCTTTCGTAGGGTCGGCACGATAAAGATTACCGTCGTACCGAATGGTTTTTAGTTCTGCGGCGGCCATGCTTCTAATCGTGCGAAGATAATTTTGGAGACGTGTGTCAAAATAAGAGCTTAAAGGTGCTTCGATTGTAATAGGTGTGGGGAAACTCACATGTACGAGCATGGCGGAATCGAATACGCACGTCCCTTAAGAGGACGCGGAGAAATCCATGTGGGTTCAAGTCCCACTGCTCGTAAGTACTTTTTTTGAAATCTACTACGATTTGAAAAAAAGTATTTTCACAAAATTTGAAACCGTACCTGAATCTTCAAGATTATCATAATGGGATATATTTATCAAATTAAAAACATCATAACAGGCAAGTGTTATATCGGCCAAACAACAAAATTGCCAGAGACTCGTTGGAAAAAACATATTAATTCGCTAACAAAGAAAGGCGGATGCCCCGCATTGAAAGACGCTATTACAAAATATGGAATAGATTCATTTACCTTTCGAGTACTTATTATTTGTTTTGACGATGCAGTCCATCTTATCGAAAAGGAATACATTGAGAAGTATCATGCACAAGTACCTAACGGCTATAATATTCTACCAGGCGGTCAACTGGGCGGAGGATTTCTAGGAAAAACTCATTCAACAGAAGCAATTGATAAAATTAAGAATTCTCTAAAGAAATTTAATGAAGCTCATCCGAATCATTTTGAAACCTATCGAGAAAAGCTCAAAGAATCGATGAAGAAAGTAGATTTATCTGCATGTATAAAGAAATCTGAAAAATTTCAAAAAGCAATCAAAGAAGGAAGAGTAGGAACACAAGGTCCTACATCCGAAGAGAAAAAACAGAAAATTAGAGAGGGAGTTTTGAAATATTATCAAACTGGAGGAACAAGCACATGTGTCAATATTGAAAAACATAGAGAAGTAATGACAAAAGCACGAGGAAAACCAGTAGCACAATATACAGTAGAGAATGTATTTGTTAAAGATTATCCATCTATCAAGAATGCTGGTAGAACATCAGGAATATCTTCAAAATGTATACAGCACGCCCTAAAAATATTTGGTAGAAAAGCAGGAGGATTCCTGTGGAAATACATAACCGATTAATCGAGCTTAAAGCCCCCTTCAGATGATACGGTGTGGAGAAATCCACAACGGTGGCGTGCTCCAGTGGTTTACGAGAACGGATTACTAATCCGTCGGGCTATGCCTTCGCAGGTTCGAATCCTGCCGCCATCATCGCTATCTGGAAAGGTGTTATCCTTTCCACTAGCCTCCTTAGCTCAATTGGTAGAGCAATCCCTTTGTAAGGGATAGGCCATGTGTTCGATTCACATAGGTGGCATAATTATGTTGATAGGATATCATCCCCTCTGCATAGTTATGTGCGATTTTTTGTTACTGTTATATAGCCCCTGTAGCTCAAACGGAAGAGCATATCCTTAGTAAGGGTGAGGTATTGGTTCAACTCCATTTGGGGGCTATTATTTTCTATTTGATTTTTTAAAAGTAAATAGGAAATAATAATGTACGGATGATAATTATATATAACGATGTAGATATAAAGAATAAATAAAATCATGTGGTAGATGGATCAGTATCGTTCTGTAAGAGATTATCCGCTATTAGCAAAAGTAGATGACTTACTTCACGAGATGACAGATGAAGAGCGTCATGGTGCAAACATGGTACTTCATGCTATAAGTTGTCATTTGTTTCAAAAACATTTTGAGGAGAAGACAGAGATTGATATCAAAGCACTTATCAAAACATTTGAAGAATTGGACGAAATTAGCATGGAAATGATATTGGATTAAAATGCGTAAAATAATAAAACGAATACGATAGAAAAAATTCTTATCTGTGATATAGATAAGAATGCCGAAGTATGTGAGAAAAACGAGGAGACGTAATGGTAAAAAGACGCGAAAGCGTGGCGGCGAAAATTCGGTTAAAAATATGTCGATTAGAGAATATAATGATATTTTAATAAGTAAACGAGAACAAATTGATAGATTAATGAAAAATCATGCTGCATTATCCGAAAATGAGCAAAAGAAACAAGATGCGGCGACAGAGGAACAAATACAGGCATTAATATCATCTATAACAAAAATAAGGGAAGAGAGAACAGGTATTACATCATTGCAAAATAGAAAAGCAGAATTGAAAGACTTTATTAATAAACATACTGCAGAGATAGACAATATAAAATCAAGAATAATTGGTATAAAAGAAACTGCTAAGAGTTCGGCCACCGCCACAAATAGAAAACGTGGTGAAAATAATTCATTTTTACAAAAACAATTATTAAATGAAATAACAAGATTAGAATCCAATCCCATCATGGTTGAATACAATGCAAATATTACAGAATTAGAAGAAATAGAAAAAAAATTACGTGCAATAGAATTAAATAATGCAAGAAGACGAAATCTATACAATGTTAAACAAAAATTGGATGCAGAACGTGCTGATCTGCAATCTAAAAAAGAAAATCCTAGCCTACTTACGCGTGCTATGAGATATTTTAGAAAAGATTAATATAATATGGAAATATGTCGATAAAGAGTTTAAAGACGCTTTAACTAAAGTAGAATAGAGCCAGTCGTGGTTCTATTATGGCCTTGTCGCCCAGATGGATAGAGCGTTTCCCTTCTAAGGAAAAGGTCGCGGGTTCGACTCCCGCCAGGGTCTACTGATATTTTATGGAGCATGTCCTACACGCCCCACAAATAGCAACATAGCTCATTTGGAAGAGCGCTAGGCTCATAACCTAGAGGTATGCTGATCGAAACAGTGTGTTGCTACGATATCTTTTTATTATCATGTCAAACAATATAATAAAATAATATCCAATCTAAAGAATAAAAATATGTGATACTAGGTACAATATAAATGGGCTGTGGGTGTGCAAAGAAAAATGGGGCAGGATTATCCCAAATGATGGGAGACTATTCAGCCCCTCAAGACGCATCATCTATGGTAGCAGAAGAATGGGGCCCCATTTTATGGAAATATTTGCACTGTCTTGCAGAGAAAATTGGTACATCTGGAAGCACAATTGTAGATACAGATCAAGCTAATTATATGGAAACAATATTGTCAACGATTCAATTGGTGATTCCATGTACCGTGTGTCAGGCCCATGCAAGTGCATATATTGCTGCAAATCCCATTCCATCATTGAGAGGACTATATGGTGCACAATTACGCGATACTGTTCGTGCATGGCTATTTACATTTCATAATTCAGTTCGATCCTCAAAACAACAAGAAATCATGGTTCGTACAATAGAAGAATGTTCCGCTCTTTATGGAAATTGTCTACTTGCAAAATGTGATTACAATACTTTTATCCAAAATGTAGCATTTGCAGTAAGACAAGGATGGGTTCGTATCGAACATTGGCGTAAATGGTATAGTAATTCAGAACGTCTTCGGATCATTTTAGGAAATATTGTGGTTTAATTCGTATATTGTATTTGATAAGATACACTAGAATCGTATGGATACAACGTGCCTTGTTGGTATACAGCATACGGGAGGATACGTAGAATATATATCCGTTGCATGGAATGGATTAGGAGTTGGTGACATACTATACCATCATTATCATACAAGAGAAAAGGTGCTTGAATTAATTCATCTGGGATCACGCCCCTATTTAGAAGACCCTGAAGAGATTATAGAAGATGATATGGAGGCACCCCAATTAACACCATCTTACCAGTCCTTTTTTAAATTAAAATTAAATCGTCCATCCTATTACTACTTATTTACATTGGATAATGTATGGACTATTTATTCTGTAGAGCATGACCCTCCCGTTCAATTAAAATATATATTTATGTAATGTATTAAGAATACATATCATAAATGAAAGAAAATATGGAATGAGTATTTTACTCTACCACTGGCTCTTCAACTGGAGCGACTGGTTCTTCGACTGGAACAACTGGTTCTTCGACTGGAGCAACTGGCTCTTCGACTGGAACAACTGGTTCTTCGACTGGAGCAACTGGCTCTTCGACTGGAACAACTGGTTCTTCGACAGGAGCAACTGGAACAACTGGCTCTTCGACTGGAGCGACAGGAGCAACTGGCTCTTCAACTGGAGCGACAGGAGCAACTGGTTCTTCGACTGGAGCTACAGGAGCGACTGGTTCTTCGACAGGAGCAACTGGAACAACTGGCTCTTCGACTGGAGCAACTGGTTCTTCGACAGGAGCAACTGGAGCAACTGGTTCTTCGACAGGAGCAACTGGTTCTTCGACAGGAGCGACTGGAACAACTGGCTCTTCGACTGGAGCAACTGGAGCGACTGGAGCAACTGGTTCTTCGACAGGAGCAACTGGAGCAACTGGAGCAACTGGTTCTTCGACAGGAGCAACTGGAGCAACTGGTTCTTCGACAGGAGCGACTGGAACAACTGGCTCTTCGACTGGAGCAACTGGTTCAGCGTTATAATTATGTTCAACTGTTATTTGATTAGCGGGGTCATCATCGTCCGCAAATTCAGAGACGGCCCATACATAAGTGGAAGGCATATAATGTGCATCTCTAATATTCCATGTAGAATTAATGTATCCATCTATTTCAACCGCGACAGTTTGTGAATTTGTATGTGCGGACATGGCGTGAATGCCACCATAGAGGCGAGACATACCTGCAGAGTTAGCCATTTCATCCCATGTGTTAAATGACAAACTAACAATATTAGCAGGTACGACACCAGGCTGAATAGACGATTTTCCAGATTGAATCATAAAATCACCATAATATGTCGTCTGATTGGTAGAAAACATAGGGCTAAATAGTGTTTGGTTATCATAGTATACTGGATTCTTATTAATTGTTTCACCAAACCATTTATTCATGGTAAGAGCAAAGGCTTTTGAAAAATGACTGTGTCCTGATGGAAAATCGGCAAAGGGTGGAGTAACAAAATTAGCTCTTTGATAGGGAATCCACTGTGAACCATTAATAACTCCATTCCATGATGAAATAGCCTGCCCTTCATAGCGACGACGAATTTCTTGGATAGGACGAGCTTCCATGTGTAATTTCTTGAGACGCCATGTCACACGGCCACCCTCAAACATATGGATAGCCAAATCTAGTAGAGAAAACATCATGGTTGCTGCAGAAATGGTAGGGAGAGAGCACATATATGCCTTCCACAACCACAAGCCCATTTGAGGAGGGGCAAATGTTCCAGGACCACCTTCCCAAAATTCTGCAATGACCTTCTGACGATCATTTAACTGGGCGGCGATGTCTTTTACTTCATCAATTTCAGTATCTCGCTCGACACCAGTTGCAGGTGCAACCGAATTCTGAATATCGATTTCATCATTTTCCGTTAAACAGGTAGATGTAACATTATCCCAGTTGTAGGTAAGATATCCCTGCTTTTTATTTTGCACAGTAAGACGAGTCCATTCACGCGGTTGTGGAAATGCATTAATATCAGATACTGTTGTACCATCCACTGTAATGGTGGTATTCCAATTGGCAGAATCGGTAGGCATCTGAGTAGCAATCTCCACATTTCCATCTGCAGAGCGATACGCATACCATGTCTGCCAGTTACTAAACCATGTATCCCATCCACCAGCGGCTTTCACACGTGTAACGTTATTGGTAGGGCAATTGTAAATAGAATGATAGGTTCCAGGAACAAATTGGGGAAGCAATGCATCCATTACACATGTCATCCAAATTACAGCATCATTATCGGATAGTGGTTCAGAGGCTTTGTTGTCCCAATTCCAGTTATCATGTGTTCCTGTAATACGAGAATCGGAACAAATCCAATTCCATGCTCCAATCAATGAATTAATGCATACATACATATAACGAGAACCTCTCGTGGGTCCGAGACTGGCAGATGCTACATATTGTAGTAAATAATTAAGGCCTGAATTTAAAATATACTTTAAGGAAGAAACAGGGTCAAGTTCCTCAGTTGTTCCTTCCATGACACGTGATAAATTCTCAGGAGGTGCTAAGAAATAAGGGGTAATAACATCAGGACCGTCTCCTTTGCTATTTATGGCGCATACCGTAAAGGTATAAGGTTGCCAATCTTGTAAGCCGCTGAATCGGTAACTTGTCTCACCCGTTTGAACGGACGCTAATGCAGTACCATTCAAATAAGGAGTAATACGATAAGTAAAGGGACCAATGCCTGTAGAGGGTGCATTCCACGATACGATAATGGAACCGACCGTGAATACAATGCCTGTTACTTGTCCTGGAAGGGCGGGTACATAAGGAGGTGTAATTAAGGAGATAGGAGTATCAGAGCAAGGGCATCCTAAACTAATACCAACGCAAGTAGGGAAGCGAGTATATTGTGTCATTCCGCCTGTTTTAACATAAGGCATAATAGAATTATCCTTAATACCAAGCATGGGTTGAGAGCCTCTCATGTAAGTAGCAGTCGAACCAGGAGCCGTACTGACTTGAGCCAAAAAAGAGCCTGAAATCGCCCTTTCTTGTTTTCGTGCGGTGAGCTGAGAGGAGTCAAAGTTGCGAGACATTTCTACTACCACATATTAAAAATAATTAAGAAAGAACTACAATTACTTTGTCAAATGGGTGAGATAATGTGCACGGCAGACAGGACGATACATATCAGCACCTCCAATTGCAATATCATTTTTTACATCCCCTATATATTGAGAATACATAGCAACTGTTCCATTACAACAAATAGAGCAAAATGCTGTCAATCGTTCTACTTCTTCTGCATGAGGAATGAGACGAAGAATATCACCGAATGGTTTTCTATCCGATGTTCCATCCAATCCTGAAATGACAATATGAACGGGCAATGTATCAGCCCACAATGATACATAGTGAAACAAGTCTGGAAAGAATTGACCCTCGTCAATCGCAATAACCTGATAGGTCTGAGAGTGCACCATTTCATTAATTTCTGATAATTGTGCGACACATGTTGCTTTTGCAACTTCTTTGTCATGCGAGGCAATGCATTCTTTACCATATCGTGTATCAGCGATAAAATTAACGACTAGTACATTATATCCAATGGATTGATAACGTCGAACACGACGCAATAATTCCGTCGTTTTCTGTGCGAACATACATCCGATAAGCAAACTAAGATGACCCATGGTTTGCTTTTTATGTTATGGGTACAATACATCAAATTTATATATTGATATTCTGATAGAAGAGAATCATGGCAACTCCATGGAAGGTAGAATCTATCCCTGCATTTTGTATTACGTTAGAGCGACGAAAAGATCGCTGGAAGCGATTCCAGGACCAGCCCGGAATTCGTTCTCTTAACGTAAAACGATTTATAGGTGTTGATGGAAATACATTAGACATTAAGAAGGAAACACGGATTACAACGTTAACAAAACGAAATATTCTTCGAAATTCTCGTCGTTCTCATGAGGAATTAGACAGTGCAGGGGGAGTGGGTTGTGCATTATCTCATATTGCTTTATGGCAATGGATGGTAGATAATCAGCAGGAACTCTGTTTAGTAATGGAAGATGATGCCATCATTCCGCCCGATTTTGTAGAAAAAGTCAATCAAATTATTCAGAAATCAGTCGTCCTAAAAGATACCACCCAGTGGGATTTGTGGATGGTAGGAGGAATTTGTGAAGAATTATCTCGTATTCCACAAGAATCACCACAATCTACCATTGTTCGCACTGGTGCTTTTATTACAACACATTGTTATATTATTACATTGAATACTGCCAAACAATTCTTAAAAGATGTTTATCCGATTCATTGTCATATTGATTGGTGGATGTCTATTTATGGGTATTTGAATGATATACGTATTTTACATGATACAGAATTTAATGTGACACAGGACAAAGAGATTAAAACTGATATTCAGAATAAAAATGGTTGCACGATTTGTGGAGTAGAAGAAGATTTTGAAAAGACACATACGCTTGTTCCCAATGGAGAGCTTCGTGTTGCATATGCTGCAGAAATCGTTTGTATCGGATTGTTGGGATACTGGTTATATCAGCGATACATTAAATAATATAGACAATATGATGGTGTAGTAAAAATTGACAGAATAACAACGATACAAATACAGACACACAAAATGGACTATTCAACGAAAACTCGTACGGAACTGATTGCCATATGCAAAGAAAAGAAAATTAAGGGATATAGTGGTAAAAAGAAAGAAGAAATACTCCATCTGATTGAAAAGACAGAACCAAAGAAAAAAGATGAAATTAAGAATAAAGTAGATACAGTGGATAATGCGAATACAAATATTAATTTGCTGGAGGAATGCCTGCAAAAGAAAACAATAAAAGAAGTTGCTACTAAACTTAATCTATGTATTGGGACAATTCGACGATGGATGGAACTAAAAGATGTTCCAATTCAATATATATTTGACCTGTATAAGATACTTTCAAAAGAGATTGATTATAGCTCCTATACATCCACTCTAAAAGACCAATTCTTTACGCCGAAAGATGTAGCAAAACAATGTTGGGAAACCTTCCAACGTGAAGTAATTATACCAATTCAGGACTATACCTTTATTGAACCATCGGCTGGTGATGGTAGTTTCCTCGATATCTTGCCAAAGAATTCCATCGGGCTTGACATTGAGCCTCGAGCCAATGGAATTCAAAAGCAAGATTACTTGACTTGGAAGCCACAGGTCTCACATAAATATATTGTATTTGGAAATCCGCCATTTGGACTGCGAGGACATCTTGCGTTAAACTTCATTAATCATTCTTATGAATTTGCGGATTATGTGTGTTTTATTTTACCTCAACTATTTGAGAGTGATGGTAAGGGTTCTCCTCGTAAAAGAGTGAAAGGATACAATTTGATTTATAGTGAAGGTTTGTCTGCAATGTTCTATAATCCTGAAAATCAAGAAATAAAGGTAAATGGTGTATTCCAAATTTGGTCGAAGCATTCGTCCAATCCAGCCTATACTATTAAGACAAACTCAGAAGATAAGATGAAAGTATATTCTCTATCAGATGGAGGAACTGTGGCATCAACAAGGAATAAAGATATGATTGGAAAGTGCGACGTGTATCTTCCTTCAACTTGTTTTGGAAAAGACAATATGAAGATTTACAATCAATTCGAAGACCTTCCAGGAAAAAAGGGATATGGAATTGTATTCTTTACTGATAAGGCCGATATGATAAATAAGGCAAAAAATATTGATTGGTCTTCTATTAGTTTCTTATCAACAAATTCCGCATATAATTTGAGAACGTCTCTCATATTCGAGCAATTTGTCTAAATTATAATCTTTCTGATAAACGAGGCAATAACATCATTTGGAGTTGATGAATTAATCTTTATAGCATGTCCGTTTTTAATACTCATTTCATTGATTTTTACAGTGGTATCTAATTTAAATGCACCTTTCTCTTTTCTCCAAGTGATAGTCTTCGTCGGAAAACATAGCAGTTTTTCTTTGCTTTTATAGATTTCTTCTGTAAAGTTTTTGAAGATTGTTAAATAGATGCAATCTGGAGCAATATCCACAAATATCATATATATTCCGCCATTCCAAGGAACTTCTCCAAGTTCATGTTGGAAAGTAGGGGAGCCAGCACCTTGATGTGCTGTTTTTATTTCAATAGGGATACCCATAATAGTTCCATCTCCTTTTCCTCCACCAATTTGTTTTGTTTTAGCACCATTACAATCTGCATCAATGCCAGATGCTTTGCAGATATCATTAATAAGTTCCTCTCCTACATTACCTGCATTATTGCTTTGCAGTTTTACAAAATCCTTATAAGGACTATTTTTCCAGATGTCTTGATTTTCTTCTTTTTGTTTTTGTTTTTGGATGAGCCGAATCAGCATAGTATGGCAAGATTCGCCGACCATTTCTTGTTCAATAATTACATCAGTTTCTGTTTCAATAATTGATGCAGAAACTGACGTTGATACTTTCTTAGAGATGGATGTAGCCATATTTGATGCGTTGATATTTTATTATCGTTTTATGATTTCAATTTTTATTAAAATGTATTCTGCAGGGCCTTCCATGAAGATGGAAATGCTTCTTCCAAATACTTACTAATCGCCGCGGCATAGTTGCGAATTTCCTTCTGTGCGTCTGGACCGAGTCGAAGACGACATAGACGAGCATATGCTGCGAGAGAACCTGTCTCAATAAATTCGGTATACATACTCTGTGGCAAAATGCAACGAGCCACTTCAGGTGCAACCCCTTGTTCCAGCAGCTCATGATAGGTTTTTAGAGCGGCATTCGTCTGATTCGCCAAAAGAAGATGAACTCGCTCTGATTCTTCTACAGGAGTAGGTTTAGAGCCCTGTTTCGCACGAGGGTCTCGTTCACGAATTTCTTCAGGAAAAGGAATCCAACACTCTGGTGGTGTATCAACATAGCGACGACTAACTTCATTACGAGCAAATCCAATCGTATGACGATACCACTCACGTGCTACAAAAATAGGCATCTTAATACGAAAACGGATTTGTGGATGAAAAAAAGGGCTGGTATGATCGTGTTTTGCCAAATAGCGAATGAGTTTCTCATCTCCTTCAGAGAAGGAGTGTGATTCCTTATCAAAAGAGACACGTGCAGCATTTACAACCGTCAAATCATTGCCGAATGTTTCAAGGCATTCTACAAACCCAATGGCGTCCATCATTGGTGAACGTTGTGCCATACTAATGAAAAATAGACGTCATTCTTTATACTCTAATAGCATTTATCGAGAAGCACGAACAACATCTGCAATCGTCATATTTATATAGTGTATTTGTGACTGAGAACTACGATGATTAGATTCGACATTTTCTTTTATATTATCTACAGTTTGGCTAACATTTGTTGTCTTACTAATATCTTGTTGTGTATTCTCTTGTGATAGAGGTGCATTTGTGTGGATAGCAGTACACGACGGGTTCTTCTCACGAGTAGAGACCTGAAATTGCATATTTAGAGGGCTATCTTTTTTACATAAAATAGATAAATCAAATTTTAATGAGTTAGATATTATTTTATTTCATCTACTATTATAGTATATGAAATATTATATATTTATATTTATTCTTGTTATTATTTTAGGATGTTGGTTATATTATGGAGAAAAAAAGAATTATAATCGTGCTCCACAAATTATATGGACGTACTGGGATGACCCTAAAAAGATTCCGAAAACAGTGGAATTATGTATACAGGGATGGAAGAAATGGAATCCTAATTATAAGGTTATTCTTCTTACAAAGAAGAATTATAAGGGATATGTTACCATTCCAGAAGAATTAATAGAGCATCCGAATTTTAATGATTGTAAGCAACGATTTTCTGATTTAGTGCGAATATGGACGTTAGCGGAACACGGTGGCGTATGGATTGATTCTTCTATTTTACTAAAAGGACCACTTGATTGGTTATTTCCGAGATATGCCGAGTTTTCAGGATTTTATTTAGAAAAATTTACAAATAAAAAAGAATGGCCTGTTTTGGAGAATTGGTTTTTTGCCTGTAATAAGGGGAGTCCATTTGTTAGACAATGGAGAGATGAATTTTCTAAGATGGTAGAGTATCCAAATGTGGAGCACTATTTACTGTCACGAATCGATATGGGGGTTGATTTTCAGGGGATTGATATTCCGAACTATTTGGCGATGCATATTGCTTGCCAAAAGGTGATTCAATTAGATAAATACCCTATTGAATCTCTCTATTTACAAAAAGCAGAGGATGGTCCTTATCGCTATATTGTAGACGCTAAATGGGATTCAGAAAAAGCGGTAGAACTTGCTTGTTCTTCCCCATCCTATCAGTCTCCTATTATGAAGATGCGTGGAGGAGAACGAGATGTATTAGAGAAGCGACTGGATTATGATTTAACGCCAGAGAAATGTGGCTGGGCCAATTAGGCATCTTTCTTTTCATCTGACTGATTTGCTGCTTTTGCCGCTTCTGCTTTTGCCGCTTCTGCTTTTGCCGCTTCTGCTTTGGCCGCTTTCGCCTTAGACCAGTCCCGATACATATGAGTCCATTGGATAAAATAAGAAGATCCCAGCTTTTCAGTTGCCAAATAGTGAAGTTCCTTCTCCTTTTCCGTCAAGGATGCAAAGAATTCCTCAAAATCGGCAGGAAGTGGAGCGGACTTTGGAGGAGTATAGACTTGCATGATTTGGTTCTATGTACATTTTAAGATTATATTATATCAAATTTTAATAGAATGCGCTTCCAAGACAAGCGTATACTTACGATTGCTTCTACGGAGGATATGATAAACATAATAGAATCCAAAGGTAATTCTATAAAAGACTATAAAAAAGGTACAAAAATTACAGTATATAACAAAATGGAGAAAGGATATTCCTATGTTCTTGCAGAACACCCAGGAAAAAATTTCGCAGAAGGATTTGAACCTTATTACACCCCTGCTGAAATGTTAGAAATGGGAGTATTTAGCGGAAAATATTTGAATGATTGCCTCTTGGAATTTCCAAAAGAATGGTTTTTAAAAGCAATCAAGAAGGGGAAATTATCACCTCAGGGTGCGAACACCGATTGCAATTTCTTAAAAGTTGATTCACGACTTCCCTTACATGCATGGAAAGACTATGGATGGGTTCCCAATACAGGCGGTCATGTTGCGAAACAGTACCCATTATTATCAAATAAAGATGTTAATCATGACATTAGAGGATGGTTTCAATGGTATTGTCGATATTATATGGGACGAAGAGAGCCAGATATCGATGACGTCCAAATAAAGCGATGGCGTGCGTTTAAGAGGCACGCGGGACAAATCAAAGCAAATTGTACGAAGGGAGATTTGAGTTGTAGACCCGTCCAACGACAGGCATTATTGCAATGGTCGCATCAAGTGGATATATAAATAAAAGAATGTAAACACTTTTTATTATTAGTTAATTATACACAGTCGATGACATATGACTTCACGAATCTAAATGATAAACTGATTAATAGTATACCATTTGAAGAACATTTTTCAAAAATAATATTTCATGATGTTAATAATTATGAAGAATTTTTTTCAGCATGTGGGTCACAACATTATCGATTACTCTCCTATTTTTCATCTCTTTTTCATCATTCTAATATTATCGATATTGGAACACATCGCGGCAATAGTGCATTAGCATTGTCATATAATAAAACAAATACGATACATACATTTGATATTGTATCGAATATTAATCCTCATATTATGACGTATACTGATAATGTCAAATGCTATAAAGATAATATTTTTAATGAAGAGACAGCTAATAAATATAAGGAACTCATTTTGAGTTGTCCATTTATTTTGTTAGATGTTGATCCACATGATGGAGGAAATGAGCTTGTATGGTATGAATATTTGAAAAAGATAGACTACAAAGGGTTTGTAATTTGTGATGATATCTGGTATTTTAAAGAAATGCGTGACAATTTTTGGTATAAAGTATCACATGTAGAGAGATATGATATCACATATGTAGGACATTGGTCTGGAACAGGGGTCATAAATTATAATAGAGATACATATACATTTAAAAAGAATAATAATGATGATTGGACGCTCGTTACAGCGTATTTTGACCTAACAAAATGCCCTGACGCAAGTCAAGAAATTAAAAATAGAAATCATGATTACTATTTTAGTCATGCAAATTCGACACTACATTTGCCATACAATCTTGTTATTTATTGCGATAATGCATCTTTACCAAAAATAATGAAAATACGCCCTGATGAGCTGAAAGAGAAAACAAAATACATTGTGAGAGAATTTGACGATTTTCAAATTGTTAAAAATGGTAGCCTGCCTGAAACATTTGCAGAATATAGAAATAAAATAAATAAAAATAGACAGGAGAAGCCCTATCATTTTGATAATAGAAATACAGCAAGCTACTATTTATTTTGTCTATCACGATATATTATGCTAAAAGAAATGATAGAACAGAATCCATTTGAATCCACTCATTTTGCCTGGATTAATTTTTGTATTGAACGAATGGGATATACCAATCTTATCCATTTGGACGAAGCCCTTTCCGTCCATCGTGATAAATTTTCAACATGTTATATTGATTATATTCCAGAAGAATTGGTACAAAATACAGCAGAATATTTTAAATGGGGAAGATGTTCAATGTGTAGTGGATTTTTTACTGGAAATAGGAAATATATGTATGAGGTATGTGATAAAATAGAGGACAAATTTCTGAAATATCTACATGCAGGATATGGACATGCAGATGAACAATTGTATAGCCCAGTCTATTTTGAAAATCCTGATTTGTTCGACCACTATTTTGGGGATTATCAGCAAATGATTACAAATTATGTATATGTATATGAGAAGTATGATACTCCCCTAAATTTTTTTATTACAAATAGTTTTAATTGTGGAAATTATAAAAAATGTATGGAAGGATGTTCCTTTCTTTATGAATCCATTCTTTTGAAGAAAATTAAAATGAATCCTCACGATTTTAATAGGTTGTATCAATATATGAAGCAGTGTTCTGAAAAAATAAATGCTATAAAATCACCACTATAAATTCATTACATATCTTCCACATCATTATCTGAGTCTTCTTCTGGCTCTTCATAATGAATAAATCCAGCAATTTCTTCATCAGTGGCCAATCGATTTTGGTCAATATAAATACCCACTTTAATGCTTCGCTTGTTATAGCTTGATTTAGTTAGATTTTGTGCTCCTATCATTTTAGATGCCTGAAGGGCCTCTTTATTGTTTCTTACGGAACAGATGTATTTGACCCATTTATCTGTAATCTGTTCTACTTCACGTGGTTGAGTCAATCTGTCATATACCATCAGGCCCAGAAATTTTCCAATAGACAATTGAGAAAGTTTATCTGATTTTTTTGTAATCGGTTCCAATTCATCGGCCAAATCAAAGATATCAAGAATCCATGAGAGATAAATATTAATTTTATTGCGTTGAATAGGCTCTTGTGATTCAACGTGTATATCCTGAATATTGTAGGATTGTGTAAGAAAGTCTGGGCCATGGAGGATACCTGAAAGAAGTGCAACCACATTCGCAAGAGCTTTGGGATATGTATTTTTTTCAACAAGGTCTCCTGTATTAGAGAAGTGTTTATTGATTCGTTCTCGATGAGGATAGTTAACACTTTGCAGAAAGTCATCGGCCTCCATAACAAGCGGAGAATCATCGGTTGACATTGCATAGAGCTGTCCGTCATTTACTTTAACACTTTTGTTTAAGCGTCGAAACATGATTCGTTGATCTGCAGAAGTCAAATTGCGCATAATGGTAAGAGTGATAGGATAGAGTTGGACGCGTAACTTATCTTCATCAGACAATGCTTTTACTTTTCCTTGGAGAATGCGACGGAATGTGGTAATTCTATTACCACCATCCATCACTTTACGAATTTCTTTTCCATTTTCAATGTGAGTAGAACAAATAATAGGCGGAGTAGGATAGCCTTTCAATATGGTATCCAGTAGATCTTCTTGCATCTTAGAAGACCAAACGAAGGCCCGATTTCGACGATGAATATGGATTAAAGCATCTGCATTATAATCATCGGTGCCACGTCTACCTGAAAATTGTGCGTCTAGCTGACCGATACTGAATTGAAGATTTTCGGTGGAAATGCGATGCATAATGAAAGAATGGGATAATTTATATCATACACAATTCTATTTCAATTTTATAATTAAATAAAAATATTAAGAAGATCAAAAATATAATATAATGAAACATGTTATTTATCAGTATTTACAATCCCAACAATTCCATCTCCTCTTCCAGTTCCGTTACTTCCTCATCCGATTCAGAATCCGAATCTGCAATGATTCGCTTCCTTTTTTTCATATCCACACTGTCTATTTTATTATATTCTCTTGTGAATGCTGTTTTTGTTTTAGTGGAAATATCGACAGGCGTAAAGAGCACGTCTCCTACTGATTCGACGAGTTCATCTCGTGTTATTTTCATTTCCAACATGCGTTGAATCGTACCTTTGATATCTGGTTTTTCCGCCTTTAATGGAGTAAGGAGAATGGTATTCATCCACTCGGCACAATCCAAGCGCATTGTTTTTGAAGAGTGCCGTTGGCGACGACTCAGATCCTCAATAAGACGCATATGTTTCATTTTCTTGGAATTTTTACCGAGAAGCTGAGGAAAGATTTGAAAAGGAGCAGGACCTCTGACGGTACGTGCAGCACTCACCGTTGTCTGGACTACATGGGGCAACAAACTCCAATCCTGTGTTTTCATAATACGCCTCTGAATAATATCACCATCTGATATAAATTCAGAAGCAGCAACAATGTCATCGAGAGAGCCTTTTGACGCGGCAATATATGCTTCTTGTACCATGAGAGGAACCATGAAATAATCCACATAAATCAGGTCCTCTGCAGTAGTCAGTGAGATATGTTTATTTCCCATAAGCTTTTGGGTAGCAGAGAACAAATCCAAACGAAGAGACGCATCTTTGTTGGAATCGGCAGCCATGGAGCCATCTCGATAGAATTCTAAACGATTTAGAATAGAACGAATATCATTTCCATTTTCTTCGCATAATTTCTCAATCTCCAATTTTGTAATTGCAATTTCCTCCTTTGTAGCAATAGAGAGAATGGCCGTCGCAATGGTAGATTTATTGGGACGACTACATTTGATATGAAGACATGCATTTATAATCGGTTTCAACTTGGGAGGACATTCATTTGCAATACAGATGATAGGACTCAGCGATTTTCGAATTAAATCCGCAATTTCTCCAACGCCACCACGCTCTGATAATCCATCAATTTCATCCATCACAATAACCTCCTTCTGTAATCGCTTCATGCTGAGAGAGATAAGCCCTTTTAGTGTAGAGATGCTGCGACTATCCGATGCATTATATTCTGTCACTTTGTATTCCATTGTAGCAGCGATACAGTGTATCATGCTTGTTTTACCAATGCCAGGAGGGCCGGTTAGAAGAATACCTTTTGATTTTGTAGTCCAAGAGGAAAGCCATTGCTGAATCTGTTGAATCACATCTTTATGGCCGATAATATCATCTATGGAAGTGGGCGTATATTTATCAACCAACAATTCTTTTTTTTCATGGCGTGCGGGTCCAACAGGAGGGCGTTTCATAAGAATGGGAATACCAAGACGTTTCGCTTCTTTGTATCTCCATGATTCAGTAATAGGACGACCATCGTGACAAGTTGAACCTAATTGTAATTTATATCCTGGACGAAGGACTTTATGAACACGCTTGGTGGTGGGTGCACAAATACCTGTTTGCACGATATCCATAAATAAAGATAGTATGATACCTTTATTTATATTGTTCCTGTTTTTCAATTTTATAGCAAGTATTTTACTTTTTTCGGATAGCAATTTGATATCCTAAATGGATAGTCTCATATTCGCCTTCATGTGCTTTTAGTACAGCATCCATTGTGCGTTGAATGGTATCATCATAGGGAGGGCCGCCAAGATAATCATCTATCCACATGATACCACCACTGTTTAGAAAACGAAATGAATTCTCCATATCTCTTGTAATAATATCAGGTTTATGAGAGCCATCAATATAAATAAAATCATAAAAGGCTTGATTAGTTTCAAAGAATTCATCTGATGTTTTCTTATGCACCGATATCTTATTGGTATGATTGCATATTGTCATGTTGTAATCAAAACGTGATTCAACATTGGAATCTTTTGTATTCTCACTACGTAGTAGTTCTGCATGGTCATTATCAGATATATTTAGAAATGGATCCACACAGGTAAGAGTAGATTCAGGATGGTCGAGTAGATTATCTGCAAAGAATGCACTGGATAGACCTTCAAAGCAACCAATTTCAAGAATATTCATTTTCTGCTGATTAGAGACAATGTCTTTTATTTTTTTATATATTTCAGAACCAAAAAACCATATTTGAGTATGACGATATTTACTCATTACTAATTAATGTATCGTATGTATTTATTTAGGTGCTATTTGATTAATTCTTCTTTGCCGATAGTACATCGAAACTGAAGGCGTGTAGACCATATAGAAAAGTCGCGAGGGGCAACAACAGACCAATTAACAGGTTCAATCAATTCTAACTTGTCAAACACATAAGCAATAAGAGCAGAACACCAGAATTGTTTAGTTGTTGCAGAAGAAGATGGAGAAATAGACCCATCAATATCTAAATGATATGCAGCACATATCCAGTCCCATAGATTCATATCATAAGGGCGATTATGAATGGTTTGGTGAATAGTATCAAGTTTTTCATAGAAAGTGTGATCGCGTTGACAGGAAATGCGACGAACATAGACAGAGCTTGGCTGGCATTCTTGAAGGATATCTGAAAGACGATGAAGTTGGACGCCAGATTTAACAATATGATCTTCAGAATCGGGAATAGCATTCCAGCCTGATTCTAATAAATAAAGACCATCTGCAAGAGAGTCATCAATAAAAGATGGATTTTTAATAATCATGCCGACATGAGAATAGCGGCTACGTCCTATCCATTGAAGAAGGTAGGACAACCAAGAATTGCCGCGAAAAAGAATAATATCACCTGTTTCTAATGTATCCATATACTATCATAGTATAGAAAATAGATTGAGAACTTAAAACAAATTGACAATTCTATTGATAGTAGTATGACAATCGTTCATAGAAGCAATGCAAACAAAGCAACAAATACAACCTCCGTTCGCACATATGCGTCTGTTGTAGATACTGTTCCAAACTTGTCTATTCGTGTTCCAGAGCCAGTTCATACAACAAATTCATATTCTGTATTGGATTCGAATAAGAGTTCCGATTCAGAACCAGACAAGGATTCGAGCAAGGAATTTACATGGAAGGACGCAACATCTCAAGAGGATGAAAAAGATGACAGTGATTACGATGATATGCCACCACTTATGGATGACACCGATACTACATCAGATAATGTCTCTGACGAAACATCAGATGAAACTACATATGTATCAGAGCAGGATGAAGATTTTGTAAGTGATAAGACAAGTGATGAAGAATCATCGGATGATGATATTATTGTAAATCATAAGCAGTATCAACGCGTGCGTACAGATAAGCGATGTAATGATGGCATTCCTCATGCGATTCAATTGGCGTTCTTCTTCTTTGCTTTGGCACAATTTATGCAATTGGTATTTCTTGTATGTAAGAGTGTTCCTCATCGTCATTGTATCTCTGATCCTTTTTAGAATGCTTTGAGTAAATGGCGGGCACCAACAAAGAGAATACCACCCCAAAGGGAGTCGGCGATGGCAAATTTCCAATCATAATCTTCAAAGATTGCTAAATTTGTAAAATCATACACAGCATAAACACATACACCTGTTAAAAAGGCCTGTTTTACAGATGTTGTCTCGAGAAGTAAGTGGGCTAAGCAAAGATAAACAACAGCGGCGGCACCATAACGAATATGCACGGGGG